AAAACTTCTATTCTTTTTCGCTTTTCAGCGGGAACAAGGCTGAGCCTTGACCCAATTAACGACACGCTAACTACTTATTGCTCTTCTGGTCAGAAAATAGCGACCACATAACAACAACAACCGCTAGTATTAATATAAACGATAACATATATTATTTTTATACAAATGTAAACATAATTTTTAATTATGCAACAAAATCAGGTTCTCTTTTTGATATTCCAGCCAAATATTTCGATACATTAAACATATAATTCTGACTTTTTACAGATAAATACGCTTCACGCTCTTTATAATAGGCTTCTTCTCCTACTCTGTCTATATGAGTTTTAGTGTCCAGGTATTCCTGGACATTACGACTGAACATTATCAATCTTTTTTTATATATAAATGAACTTTCGTAATCATCATCACTTTCTGTAAATTTTCTAATTTGTCTCTTTAACATTTCCTTTGTAGGAACAAGACCAATAGACCTATAATAGTCTTTTTTCTCATCTATTTTTAAGATAGGATTAAATATATAATCTCTATAATATCTTGGTAATGGTTTTTCTTTAAATCCTTTACCATCTTGAAAATCCATATATCCCAGGTTAAGATTTTGCAAGTGATAACTAATATTTTTATCTGTCAAATATCCTTTACCAATACCTTTAGAACATACAGCTTTCTCTACTATACGACCTTTATTTTTACCATTCTTATAAATTTTACAAACATTTCTTACCTTATATTCTTCCTGGATAGTTTCTACTTCTTTCTTTTTTTGCTCCAAAAATTCCAGAGCAAAACGATTAAGGCTTTTAACATCACAGCGATTAAAGGGTAGATCAAAGTATATATTTCTTTCTCTATCCAGTTTATCATGCCAATATTTTAAGATTTTTCCTTTACTGAATTTGTGGAATTCTGGTACATCATCGAAGCGATCAGCTCCACAATAACTTCTCGTAATCGTCTCGGTTTGTGAAATCGTTTCCTTTTCATCTTGTGAATAAACATTTTTTAGGGTATATTTTAATATATATTTTAAACTCTTTTCTGTAACATCAGTGCCGACATGAACATGGCCATTTTTCCATATTTCATTGAATGTATTATTTTTGAAATCACCTATACCATCTATCGGAAGAATTACATTTGTAATTACCATATGATAGTGTGGGCGTCTGGTAGACTTTGTACCATATTCACCACAATAATGATATTTGATAACAACAGGTTCCAATCCATTATCTTTAATATATTTATCCTGGCGCTTACGCAATCTTTTTAAGAACTTAGTAACATCACTATAACGCAATGTAGTAACTTCACTAATAACCTCTCCGGTCTCCTCATCTATTACAGCAGTAGGTAAATTTTGATCATTATAAGTAAGAGTTAACATATAACAGGAACCATCTACACTATCCTTTATTTGCTCTTTCCAACGAATTTGCCATTGTTCTATATACAGATTTTTACATTCAACACATTTGCCACATGGAACTAGCGTGCAGGGATTACCTCTATCATCGGAGAAGTATAATTTTCCAATATAATTTTCAGCACCTTTCGTTTTTGTCTTTATAAATCGTGGAGATAGACACATAGCAAATAATTACGGAACCATTGGTATAAAATCCTTACCTTCTTTTAATGCATTAAAGTATACACCGAACAAGGAGTTTAATTGCTTAAATTCAACATCACCTATATCTATGTTTAATTTTCTTATTTCTGTCCAAACTTTTTGTATTGCAGCTTCTTTTTCTCTAGGAGTATATAAATTCTGAAGAGATTGTCCTAATGCTTGAGCATTTAATAACCTAGTTTGAGCCAACACATTTCCTTTCTGTAATATTTTTAAATTAGTATCAGCTTTAGTATTATTTATTTGAGCATCCAGTAATACTAAGGCTTTTTTAAGATTATCCACTTGCTGATCAGTAAGATTTTTTTGAGATTTTAAATTCTCTATCTCTTGTTCTACTTTTTTATTTGTGAGAACAGAACTTTCTACACGAGATTTACTTTCTTCTATATTTTGTTCATTTACTCCTATCTCAGCCAACATTTGCCTATCTTTATGAGTTAATTCTATAGTCTTTATCTCATTATCCTTATCTATACCAACAGTTCTACTCTCTACCTCTTTCTTCTCTGCAAGGGTTTTTTCAGTCTGTGCATTCATATTTTTAACCTGGGCAGAAGTTAGGAGGGCATTAAATACCTCTCCTATATTCATTTGAGGGGCTACACCTTGGGGCATAGAGCCTATACCAGTAGGGGAAGCGGGAGCATTAGAAGTATTCATTGGTTGACCTTGTGAATAGGCAAGATGTGGATTTATTCCAGCATCTCTCAGCCTTTGCATCTGATTAGTAGGCAAGTTATATTCATTCTGTTTATTCCACATATCAACAGCAAATTGCCTATTTATTTGGTTTTCTCTCTCTTGGAATTCTCTATTTTTTCTATTTTGGCGACCTTGAAATATTGAATTAAAAGCGCCACCAATTCCAGCAACAAGAGCTTCTACTACAGCCATAACATTACTCTTTAGGTTCTACATTCTCATTTTCTACTTTTTCTACAACCTCTAATTGTTCCATCATCTTTTTCTTACTTTCCAAATCAGCCTCTAGATATTGTATATTATCAGCCATAGACTGCTTCATTTTATGCAATTCCATTAACGACATCTTAGACATAGGGGGCAGGTCTTCTCCATAGACTAACTTACTATTATCAGCTACTACTCCTCTTTGAACAAGAGCAGACACGGAAGTATCCACAGGTTTCACATATACTTCATCTTCTTTTGGTTTTAACAACTCTCTTTGCTCTTCTTGATATTTTTTTAAATCAAAATCATAATCTTTAAAACTATTACTTTCTCTTCTCATTGTATTATTTTTTTTATTGTTATTATCCATTGACATAGTGGTGTCAATGCGCACTACTTAAATCAAGGGGAGTGTGCGCCTTTTTTGTAAAAAAGGGAGCAAAAACTACTATTATTCATCTTTACTCCCAGAACATCAACATATCAATTACTATGACAATCTAAATCCTCCACGACTTAGGTTAAATCTTCTTCTACCTCTACTCATGATATTACAATTTTAATTAAATTAAACTAAATTCTACTAACTCCAACAGGTGCTTCATACGCCAGAGGACGAACAGCATCTATCTTTATATTATATGTACATATGAACTTATCAGGTTCATCTGGAACATGGAATATATCATTTCTTGGTTTACACAAGAAAGTCCTAGGACTTACACCTTGACTACCAGTAGCAACAATTGTTTTATCTCCATCTCCTAAATGCCATTGCCTCAATGTATGTTCCATTTCGCCAGAATATCTATCTAACACAGTCTTATAGTGAGCATATCTCGGAACATATCCAAAGATATTATTAGCATTACTCTTTGTAGAACTACCTAATTCATACATATACACCGCTTGGTCTCCTAGACCTTCAAACGCAGGATTTGGCAAGTCTAGAGCATCCAATTCTCTCCAAGCTCTATTAAAGTGACCAGAATAACTTCTCTTAGGCACTATATGAGCCATACACATATATACTCCGTATTCATCAGCTTCGAAAAACACATTTTCAGTATCTCCAGCAGCAACAGGCTTACCACTTAAGTCTCCTAAATAAGTCTGTTTATTACCTACCATTGCAGGGCTAGTTTGCTCTACTTCGTTTATAAACAATGGAATTACTGAACCTCCAAGGTATTCAGAATAATTTAGCATATCATCCGGCAATCTCTTACCAAACATAACTTCCATAGTTTCCAGGTATCTACCTCCACTTTGTGAAAGTGTTTCAAAATAATGCTGAAGACTAATAGACTTTCTCAAATCTCTAATAGTAGCAAGAACACTATTATTATGAGCTATATCAGTAGCATTTGCATAATTTCCAGAACTAGCAAACTCTACACGAGAACCACCAGAAGCTATAAAATGCTTCTTAGTATCCAATACATCCTCATCAAATAATGGTATTTTAACATCTCCAAATAAAGTAGGTTCTGGCAATGCAGAACTGAAATAATCCTGGTTCCAATATACATTCTTAATAGATAGCAATGCAGTAACATCATCTTGAAAATCATTAGCACCATAAGCAACTCCAGACAATCCAAGAAAATCCATTAAATCCGAAGTATTAGCATTACCAGTAGAACCAGTTAACTTATAATTATTACTATTCTTAATAGTCTCCATTAACTTAGACAACTTCATGAACCAATGGGAAGTATTATTTTGCGTGAAATAATTAACCCATCTTTGCGGAGCATAATAATCTAAGAATATTCTATTATACGCCAAAATTGGCATTAATGATATCAAATCCTTATGGGTAGTATCATTTTCCTTATCAGGCATAATTTGAGTATCCAAACCTAAATAATTAGCCAACTTTCCAAGTTTATATTTAGCAAGATAAGTTTCAATTAGACCAGAAAACTTAAACTTAGCATGTTCAGGCATAGCCTTTAAACGCTTTAACTTATCCTGATAACTTAAAGATAAATTATAAGCATCAAACACAGGAATAGTAGGTTTATCATCTCCTCTTAACTTATGTTTATCAGAGTGGGAGATGAACTCCTCAAACCTAGACCATAGAACTCTATAAGGAACATAAAAATGGTTAATTTTTATGTCTACTTTGTCCATAATAGGAGCAATAGTAGGCATTCCTCTAATGAATGCATCTACATCTACATTTACCTTATCACCTGGCAGGGTAGGAATACATGCAATAGGGACAATTTGTCCCATATCCATACTCGTCTTATGAGTATGAGATAAATCAAACTTACTAAAGTTTACATTATTTTTTAATGCTTCCATAGTTATAACATTTCATACATTTCTTCAGGTTTCAACTTTTCATAGTCAGATAACTTACACTTATCTAATAACCAAGCAGATAACTTTTGTAAATTATTATCCATCACATCTATAGACCTCCTTAATAAGGAGAATAGGAAAGGGATAAGCAAGAGCAGAACTCTTATAGACTTCTTAACGAAGTTCAATTTTCGCTTTTTCATTTTCTACCTTTTTGTCTAATAAATCTACTAATAATTGAACCACTACAGGTAACACGTTTTTAACGATTACATCGACAATTTTAATCCAAATAATTTTCATAATAAAACATTTTAATTTAACATAATATAAATTATAGGA